GCAAGCCGGGGCTTATTGTCAACCGCGAGTGCAAGCTGCTACGCAAAGCGCTGGCCGGTGGCTACCACTTCAAGCGGGTGGCGGTCGGCGCTGGCCAAGAGCGCTTTCGGGACGCACCAAACAAGAACGAGCACTCACACATTGGTGACTCCTTTGGCTACCTGATGCTTGGCGGCGGCGAATACAACCGCATGACCCGCACCCACCAGCTCGGTGGTCGACCCATGGGCCAGTCCAGCGCCAGCACTGACTTTGATGTGTTTGCATGAGAGATATCGCCACGATATACAGCCATTGCCCCTTGTACAAAGCCCATTAGAATCGTTTGCATATGATTGAAGTTGATTTGGGTGTGGTGCATCACTTTTCTGATGGCTTGTATGCCAAGGAGATGCTGTTGCCAGCAAAGCATTTTGCGGTCAGCCATGCGCATGCCTACGATCATTTGAGTATTTTGGCCAAGGGCGATGTGACGGTGGAGGTTGAGGGAGTGAGAACCGAATACAAGGCACCTGCCTGTATAAACATTCTTGCTGGCCAGCATCACACGATCACAGCGCATGAAGACAGTGTTTGGTTCTGTATCCACGCGACACAAGAAACAGATGCAAACAAGATTGATGAAGTTCTGATTGGAGGTTAACTATGCCGTTTTATATTGCTGGCGCTATTCTTTTGAGTTCTGCTTATACCGCCAACGAGGCGCGTAAATCACGCCAAGAAGCTGAGCGCGAACAACGCAGCATGCTTGCACAGCAGGCCTCTGACCAAGCAGCCATGCGACTTGAGCTGAGCAAACAGACTGCCGAGTATGCAAAGCAAGGCGCGTCCCTTGAGCAACAAGCCAACATCGCTCGCGAGCAGTTTGCAACATCGCAACAAAACTACCAGACCAACAAGCTGGAGATGGAGCGCAAGGCCAAGGAAGTGCAGGCCGCAGCCGATGAGGAGCGCCGCAAAGCTGCAGCTGCCGAGGCATCCGCGCTCAGAGCTCGCACCCGTGGTGGCCGCAGATCTCTGCTCTCAGGCGAGCGCATGGATGCCGAGCTTGGTCTGGGCATGGATCTCGGCAGCGCAGGCATGAGGATCCAGTAATGGCCACACTGCCCCAGTTCAAACAACGCCAGATCGCCCGGCGCAGCACATCTGACATTGACCGCTTGGCCAAGCAGTACAAAGCCAACATTGACGCGCTGACTGGCCAGTACCAAACCGCATTCACTGGCTACCAAGCGGGCGTGGCCGAGAAGATGAGGCCCTTTGAAGAGCAGATGGCCACATACAAAGAGTCGCTGCTGCCAGCCTATGAAACACAAAAAGCTGCCTACCAAAAGAAGCTGGATGAGTACACCGCTACGCTGGCCGAGCTAGAAAAGAATCCTGTCATTGAGCGCACAGCAATTAAAGAAACCAAGAAACCACGTTACGGGTTGTTTGGCCTTGCTGGCTATGAAACCAAGCGCGAGCCCTACACCTACTACGAGCCAAAGCCAATTCCCACGTTCACCGAAAAAGCACCTGCACTGCCAACTGCGCCAGTTGCGCCAGAGGTGGAGAAGTTTGACGAAGGCGAGTTCGGCACCAAGCGTGCTGCAGCAGAGAGCGAGTTCAAGCGAGAGGTGGGCGAGCGCAAGGCCGCAAGGCGCGGTGCCGTTTCCCGCAAGATAACCAGACCAATGTTAAGAGGAGCTGAATGATGCCCGGACACTACGACATGAAAGCAGACAAGATGAAAGACAAGGTCGCCAAGACCATGCGCGAATACAAGGCTGGCAAGCTCAAGAGCTCAAGTGGCGACAAGGTCACAAGCCAAAAGCAAGCCGTGGCCATCGCCATGTCCAAGGCTGGCATGAGTAAGGACAAAAAATGAAAGAAGTCTGGGACAAGCCCCGGCCAAAAGATCTTGGCAAGCCAAAGGAGATGTCGTCAGCTGAGAAGCGCAACGCCATGCGCCGCGCTGCCAAGGCTGGCCGACCTTATCCCAACTTGGTTGACAACATGGCTGCGGCGCGAGAAAAGAAGTGAGCAAGTACAAGGATCCAGAGGGTGGCCTGACCGAAGCCGGTCGGCGCAAGTTTGAGAGCTCTGGTGAAAGCGGCAACCTGCAGCCGGGTGTCAAAGACAAGAGCCCAGTTGGCCAAGCACTGCGTCGTAAAGGATCGTTCCTGACCCGTTTCTACACCAACCCAAGCGGCCCACTGGTGGATGACAAGGGCGAGCCCACCCGGCTGGCGCTGGCAGCCAATGCGTGGGGTGAGCCGGTGCCGCGCACAGCTGGCGCAGCTGCAAGGCTGGCAGCCAAAGGCCGCAACATGTTGGAGAAGTACGAATTGCAAAAGGATTGATGATGGAATACGACAAGAACACACCCGGCGGCATGCGCCTGACACCAGAGCAGATCTTGAAACGGCAGGTTGCTGCCCAAGCCAAGAAGGATGAATTCCAGCAGCTGTACCAAGATGCGTACGAATTTGCCCTGCCACAGCGCCAGCTCTACGGTGTGTGGGAAGGCGGCGCAGTTGGCTCCAAGAAGATGCAGCGTGTGTTTGACTCGACCGCCATCAACTCCACCCAGCGGTTTGCCAACCGGCTGCAGTCTGTCGTCTTCCCGCCCCAACGCAAGTGGGCCAAGCTGGAAGCTGGCTCGGATATCCCGCCAGATAAGAAGCAGCAAGCGCAGGCCGTGCTTGAGGTCTACCAAGACAAGATGTTCACCATGCTGAACCAGTCCAACTTTGACATCGCCATGGGCGAGTTCTTGCTGGATCTGGCGGTCGGCACCGCCTGCATGATGGTGCAGCCCGGCGACGATGTGCAGCCACTCAACTTCATCCCCGTGCCCCTGTTCTTGGTGAGCTACGAGGAAGGTGCCAACGGCCAAGTGGACAACGTCTACCGCCGCATGCGCATGAAGGGTGAGTCTATCCAGCGCCAGTGGCCAGATGCCGATATATCAGACGATCTAAAGCGCCGCATTGAGAACAAGCCGACCGATGATATTGAGTTGCTGGAAGCCACCATCTATGACCATAAGCGTGGCGACTACTGCTACCACGTTATTGACAAGGTATCCAAGACAGAGATTGTCTACCGCCGTCGCAAGATGAGCCCTTGGGTGATATCGCGCTACATGAAAGTGGCTGGTGAAATCTATGGCCGTGGCCCATTGATGACTGCCCTGCCCGATATCAAGACGCTCAACAAGGTCAAAGAGCTGCTGCTCAAGAACGCATCGCTGGCCGTGGCGGGTGTCTACACCGCTGCAGATGATGGTGTGCTCAACCCCAACACGGTCAAGATTGTGCCGGGTGCCATCATTCCAGTTGCTCGCAATGGCGGCTCACAAGGCCCAGCCCTGCTGGCCCTGCCCCGCTCTGGCGACTTCAACGTGAGCCAGCTGGTGATCAACGACATGACGGCAAGCATTAAGCGGATCTTGCTGGATGAATCGCTGCCGCCAGACAACATGTCAGCCCGTTCAGCCACCGAGATCGTCGAGCGCATGAAGGAGTTGGCCCAGAACCTTGGCTCTGCCTTTGGCCGCTTGATCAACGAAACCATGATCCCCGTCACCGCCAAGATCTTGGAAGTGATGGACGAGCGTGGCTTGATCGACATGCCGCTGCGAGTCAATGGCTTGGAAGTCAAGGTCACGCCTGTCGCCCCGCTGGCCATGGCGCAAAACATGGAAGAGGTCAACGCCATCATGCAATACATGCAGATCAGCCAGAGCTTGGGCACCGACGGCCAGTTGGCCATCAAGACCGACATGCTGGTGGACTATCTGGCCGACAAGCTGGGCGTGCCAGCAGCCGTGCGCAACACCGCAGCCGAGCGTGCCGTGCTCATGGAAGAGATGAGAAATCAGCAACAGCAGCAAGCTATCGCACAAGCCATGGCCATGCAGGCCCAAGCTGGTGCTGGCATGCAAGCCCTACCCGCACCAGAAGGAGCAATGTGATGGATTATGGAAACCGACCAAGCGGTGAGAAAAAAGGTATGGGCTACTTTGGCGAGCTAAAGAGATCCAATGGCGATGTGTCGACAGAGATATCTGTGGGCGTTGGCATGGACGGCAAGGAGTTGGAAATACCTTTAATTGTCCCAACTCTTACCAAAAAAGAACTGAATTACTTATTGAGCACAGATGTGGAGAGCAAATCATTCTTCACAAATATGCCGCCATCCATCATGGACAAGGCCTACGAACACGCCAAGATGCGCATCAAGTCTGGCATGTCGCCATTTGCTGATGAAGACGAAATGATGGAGATGCCAGAAAAATGAGCTGGGAAGAACTAGAAGCTATTGGCCAGCCAAGCGACATCCGCGAGGTTGATCAAAAGCGCGAGGATCTGGCCAAGCTGACGCTGCGGGTGTTTGGCTCAGAAGACGGCCAGAAGCTGCTGCAGTGGTTGCAGCTCATGTATGTGAATGTGCCCATCGCCGTGCCGGGCACAGACCCTTCACACGCCTTCTTTGCCGAAGGGCAAAGGACGGTGGTGAGGGACATTGAGGTGCGGATTCAACAAGCAAGGAAACTATGACAGACACAGCAACCGTCGAGCCCGGTGGAACCGGCCTACTTGACAACGTGCAAGTGAGCGACCAAACCACCCCGACCAATCCCCAAGCCGTAGAGATTGACCACCGATCTGACACAACTGCGGCGACCAGCTCAGCGCCAACAGGCGATGATGATCCCCTAGAGCGGCCAGACTTTTGGCCAGAAAACTTCTGGAAGAAGGACTCCAACGAGCCCGACCTAGAAGGCATTGCCAAGAGCTGGTCGGATCTGCGCAAGCAAATCAGCCAAGGCAAGCACAAAGCGCCAGCAGACGGCAAGTACGACCTCAAGGCCTTTGGCGAAGAAGCTGAAACCAACCCCATCGCCACTACCCTATCAGGCTGGGCCAAGGAAAACGGTCTGTCGCAGGCTGCATTTGATGACTTGGTGGGCAACCTGCAAACCCAAGCGCGTGAGTTGATGCAAGGCGACATGGTTGACCCGGCAGCCGAGATGAAGCAGCTGGGCCCCAATGGTGGCGCAATCGTCAACGGCATGGTGGACTGGGCTCGCGGCTTGGTCAACAAGGGTGTCTGGTCAAAGGATGACTTTGAAGAGTTCAAGATCATGGGTGGCACCGCTCGCGGCATCACCGCTTTGATGAAGGTGCGCGAAGCCTATGAGGGCAGAGTGCCAACCCAGAGCGCCCCGCTTGAGGGCGCACCCAGCAAGGATGAGCTGTACCAGATGGTCAACGATCCGCGCTACAAGACTGACCCCGGCTACCGCACCAAGGTCGAAAAGATGTTTCACGCAAGTTTTAAGTAATCTCTCCAAGGCAAGCAGTTGCCCTTGACCCAGCTTCGGCTGGGTCTTTTTTGTGCAACACCCAAACCTACCTATTGCGTTGTGGCAAAAAAGTCATACAATCCGGCCAAGGCCCACCGGGCAACCGACCCTTACCGCAGTGGATGCTGACGACTGGCTGGCGATACTAGCAAGCATTCGGCCCTGACTATCAGGCTTACCGGCGCGAGAACCCTGTTTTTCAACAACCGAATGAGGTATCCCAATGAGCATTTCTTTAAGCAATGCCTTCGTTACTCTCTTCGACGCGGAAGTCAAACAAGCCTACCAAGGTAAGGCAATGTTGGTTCCGGCGGTTCGCCAGCGTCGTGGAGTCGAAGGTTCAACTGTCAAGTTCCCCAAAGTGGGCAAGGGTGTTGCGACTATTCGCGTGCCCCAATCCGATGTCACCCCTCTGAATGTTGGCTTCAGCTCTGTCACTTTGACATTGGCTGACTACAACGCTGCAGAGTACAGCGACATCTTCAGCCAAGCCAAGGTCAACTTCGATGAGCGCCAAGAATTGGTGCAAGTTGTTGCTGGCGCTATGGGCCGTCGTCAAGACCAAATGATTCTGGACGCACTCAATGCATCCAGCACCAGCTTGACCGTTGCCAACAGCATTGGTGGTTCAAATACCAACATGAACATTGCCAAGCTGCGCGAAGCTAAGCGCTTAATGGACAAAAACAATGTGCCGCCTGATGGTCGCAACATCATCATCCATGGCAATGGTTTGGCCAACTTGTTGTCCGAAACCAGCGTGACCAGCTCCGACTTCAACAGTGTGAAAGCATTGGTGCAAGGCGAGCTCAACACCTTCTTGGGATTCACATTCCATGTGTTGGGTGACCGCTCTGAAGGTGGCTTGCCAATTGACGGCTCTCTTGACCGCACCTGCTACGCATTCCACAAGGATGCCGTGGGCTACGGTGAAGGTATCGCCATGCGTACCGAGATCAACTACATCGCCGAGAAGACTTCTTGGTTGGTGAACGAGGTCTTCAGTGCTGGCGCTGTTGCCATTGACGATGAAGGTATCGTCAAGATCACCTGCCGTGAAACTTAATCTAGGAGACTGACATGGCATTTTCAAGCACTGGTCTTGTGACCGTATGCGCTGCCAAATCTGGCAACGCACCCAGCATGTATCTGTACAAAACCGCAGATACCCAAGCCACGGTTAACACCGTGAGCTACTTCGACAGCATTGCATCGCTGTTGAAGGTCGGTGACATCATCTTTGTCTATGACTCCACTACCCCTAGCTTGGTGTTGACTTACGTCAATGCCGTGTCTTCAGCTGGTGTGGTTGACATTGCTGACGGCACCACCGTGAGCGCAACTGACACCGACTAATTGGTGGTCAGTCAACTGGGCCAGCTTCTGGGGATTCTCGGAGGCTGGCCCTTCTCACATTGAGAGGTTCAAATGGCTGCTGGTGACACTGGTGTATCGATCTGCTCTGATGCCTTGCTCTTGATTGGAGCCAAGGCTATTTCGTCTTTTAACGACGGCACTGATGAGTCAAGCGTTTGCGACCGACTCTACCCAGACATCCGCGACTCCACACTGGTCATGTACCCGTGGAGCTTTGGCATGAAGAAGGTGCAGCTGGCTCAGCTCATCACCACCCCAACAACTGTCTGGCGCTACGAATACCAGCTGCCGGGCGACAAACTAGCCAACCCCCGCGCTGTGTACAACAGCGCCAACTCTGGCAGCCCAGTGCAAAAGGACTGGGAGATCCAAGGCGACAAGCTGCTCACCAACCTGACCAGCGTCTACATTGACTACCAATTCAGCGTCCCTGAGTACGCGATGCCACAATACTTTGTCCAGCTGCTCAAGTACATGGTGGCTTGGCACATTGCTGAAACCATCACCGAGCAGCAAGACAAGGCCACCAAGTGGCAGCGCGTGGCCACTGGCGACATCTCTGAGAATGGCCGTGGTGGCTACATGCGCACCGCCATGCAGATCGATGGCCAGAACAACCCAGTGCGCATCATCGAAGACTACAGCTTGATTGCGGTGAGGAACTGATGCCACGCTTTGTAGAGTTCACCACCAACTTTGCGACAGGCGAGCTTGACCCTTTGCTGCGTGCGCGGGTTGACTTGGCCGCTTACGGCAATGCGCTGGCCAAGGCCACTAATGTGCTGATCCAGCCCCAAGGTGGCCTACGCCGCAGACCCGGCAGCAAGCACATCTTTGCGCTGCCACACACGGGCACCGAGTCAGCTGGCAACGGCGTGCGCTTGGTGTCGTTCCAATTTTCTGTGGACGACAGCTACATGCTGTGCTTTACCCACAACCGCATGTATATCGTCAAGAACGGTGTGGTGCAGTCCAACATCAATGGCAGTGGCAACAACTACCTGACCACCACCATTGGCAGCTCTATCGTTGACGATATGTGCTGGACGCAGTCTGCCGACACATTGATCGCGGTGCATCCAGATCTGCAGCCAGTGCGCATCACTCGCACCAGCGACACCGCTTGGACGGCCACATCAATCACGTTTGATTCAATACCCAAGTATGCCTACGACATTGACTTTCACACCAACACGGGATCAACGCTGACCCCGTCTGCCGTGTCGGGTAATGTGACGCTGACGGCATCAACAACGCACCATGACTCTGGCACATTGCAAGCAGGCACCAGCACGACTGTGACGCTCAAGGCAACCGCAAGTGCGACCGATGACATCTACAACGGCATGTACGTCAACATTACGGGCGGCACAGGCTCTGGCCAAACGCGGCTGATTGAGGACTACAACGGCACCACCAAGGTGGCCACGGTGGAGGAAGCGTGGACGGTCACGCCAGACGGCACAAGCACCTATACCACAACCACGTTCTCAGCCCTGTCTGTCAACCAATACATCAATGTGCAGCCGCAGGGCCGCGCAAGGATTGTGCGGTATGTCTCAGCCACAGTGGTTGAGGTGGTGACTGAGTACCCGTTCTTCAACACAACAACCATTGACGCAGGCCGCTGGGAGCTTGAGCACGGCTATGTGGATGTGTGGTCAAGCACCAAGGGCTGGCCACGCACTGTGACCTTCCATGAAGGCAGGCTCTACTTTGGTGGCAGCAAGTCGCGTCCATCCACGATCTGGGGATCCAAGATCGGCCTGTTCTTTGACTTTGTGCCAAGCGAGTCGCTGGACGATGACGCGGTCGAGGCCACGCTGGACACCAACGACTTGAACGTGATTACTGACATCATCAGCTCGCGTGACTTCCAAGTGTTCACTTCTGGCGGTGAGTTCTTTGTGCCGCAGCAGGGCACCGACCCAATCACACCTTTGACCTTTACATTCAAGAACGTGAGCCGCAACGGTATCAAGGCGGGCACCCGCGTGCAATCGGTGGAGTCTGGATCAATCTACATCCAGCGCCAAGGCAAGTCACTCAATGAGTTTGTGTTCAACGACACGCAGCTGACCTATATCACCCAGCGCATCTCGCTGCTGTCTGGCCACCTGCTCAAGGGGCCGCAGCGCGTGGCTTTGCGCAAGGCATCAAGCACAGAGGAAGCCGACTTGCTATTGATGACCAATACAGATGACGGCACCATGGCGGCGTTCAGCATCATGCGTAGCCAGCAAGTGACCAGCCCATCTGAGTTCATCACAGATGGCTCCTACATCGATGTGGGCGTGGATGTGAACGCCATCTATGTGGTGACAAAGCGCACGTTCAATAGCGTTGATAGGTACTTTATTGAGCTCTTTGGCTATGAGTATTTCACCGACTGTGCTTTTGTTGGTGCCTCTGCTGGCGGTGTTGGCAGCGGATTGCCTCATATTGGCAAGTCACTGAACGTGATCTGCGATGGCTCACCACAAGGCAATGAGACAGTGAGTGCTGGTGGAGCCGTGACATTTGACCGCGAGTCAGTGACCAGCTATGAGGTTGGCCTGCCAATCACCGTCTACGTCAAGACCATGCCTGCCGAGGTCAAGCTGCAGACTGGCAGCCGGGTGTCGTTCAAGAAGCGCATTGTCGAGATCAGCGCGGTTGTCAATGAGACACAAAACCTGATCATCAACGACCAGCCTGTGGCGTTTCGGTTGTTTGACAACCCGCTGCTGGATGACCCCATACCAGAGTTCACCGGCATCAAACGGGTCAATGGCGTGCTTGGCTATAGCCGCGAGCAATCAATTGAGGTGGAGCAAGACTTGCCGGTCAAGATGAACCTGCTTGGCTTGGACTACCGAGTGGCTGTTTTCTCAGGAACATGACATGGCAGTAGACACATCAAAATCATATTCTTACGGTTTGGTACCTTACGCAACAAGCGGGTTCAATCCAGCTTTGAAACCTGATTATTTGCCAAACGTAACTGCTGGGCAGATGGCTGGTGTTGCCGGAATAATCAGCGCATATGGTGCAGCAGAGGCACAAAAAGCCGCAGCAATTAACCAGCAGACTAGCTACATGCTGCAAGCGCGTGACACGCTGGCGGTGGCCGAGGTGCGTGCTGAAATGTCAGAGCAGTACGCCACCATCCAAGCTGGGCGCACACTCAAGCGCGCTGAAATGGAAGCGCAAAACTACACGATTGCAGGTAATGGTTTGCTTAAAAACATGCGAGCTACCAACGCAGCTATGCGAGCAAGAGCGGCTGCAAGTGGTGTTGTGTTGGGTGAAGGATCTATACAAGCGGTGCAGCGAGAGAATGTAGCCGCCACCATGCGTGATGTTGGCATTGCTGATCTGAATGCATTAACTGCACGGGTGTTGGGATTTGAAGATGCCAGCGCCATGCTGCAATCCACCGACTATCAGAACATGATTAGCTTGTACAGCGCAAGAAGCCAAGCTGGACAGCTCAGCTTTGCTGGCACTGCAGCTCGCAGAGCCGGGGGTATTCTTGCTGGGGCAACACTGTCCCAAGCTGCGGCCCAAGGATACAAAACAATTACGGATACATAAGCCATGGCCACACCAAGAATTGAATCAGGACAAATCCAAATACGCGGCGCTGGCTCAGTGCCGATGGTGCAAGTGCAACCACAGCAGGTTGACTACATTGGGCCGCGTGTGGCTGCACAAGGCGCAAGCCAAATGGCGCAAATTCTTGATCGCATGAGCGCAAATACATTTCAAGCTGCAGCAGAATTGCGCCAGCAAGAAGGCTTGCAATTTGCTGCGCAAAACCCACTGACATCTCAACAAGTGCAGCTGGCTAAAGATGGCATCAACCCAGAAGGTTGGTTCATGGGGCCTGATGGCCAAACCGCTCAAATACCAACTGTAAACGCGGCAGGTTATTTTGCTAAAGCGGTGGCCAAGGCTCGCAGCCTTGAGTTGTCTGGCCATTTTGAAATTGAAGGTCGCAATGAGCTGACAAAATTATTGGCAGAAGTCGAGACTGGAAGCATGAATTCCAATCAAGTGCAAGCCAAGATTGCAACCATGTCAAGCGGGTATGCAAAATCACTGGCAAACATTGATCCAGAAGCGGCAATTAAATTTAGAGCGACTATGGCTACGCATGGCAACACCGTGCTC